TGTACGCTCCTACTAAAAAAACTATCAGAAAGACAACAAAACATCATTATAAAGAAATTTGTGGTGGTGGTTGGTAATGGGCAAACAATGTGGCACATGCACAAAATGTTGTGATGGAACAACTGTAGGTGGATTAATTTACGGACATGGCTTTGGTAACAAAAAGCCTTGTTATTTTTTAGACATATCAAACAAAAACTGTAGCATTTATGCTGATAGACCAGAACACCCATGTAAGTCATATCAATGTATGTGGCTTAAATATGAGGATGTTCCTTTATGGATGAAACCAGAACATTCTAACGTTACGGTTACAGCAGAAGATTATAATGGTAATAAGTTTTTAATAATGAATGCTCAAACCAATGATTATTCGGCAAAGGCATTGTCTTACGTAATCAACTATGCAGAAAAAAACAACATGAACTTAATCTACGATCTCACATTTGGTGGACCTTGGATATTAAAAGGAAACAAAGATCAACTAACAGACTATATTCTTAATTCAAAATCTTTTGAACACATGCCGCTATACTATACTCATCAACAAGAAACTATATAGTATTATCAAAATCTTCAAACTTGGTCCAAAGACTACAAGAATATCTAGTGTTACCTTTAGTTTTTCTGACTCCGTGTAGATAGTGTGTGTTTCCAGGAAATGATATCAGCATTCCTGGTTTTGGTTTTATTTGAAAATCAAAATCTGGAAAAAATAATTCTCCACCCCTAAAATCATCATTTAAGTATAAGATATTTGCTAAATGACCACTCCAAAAATATGGAAAATATTTTTCTGTAACAGAGTACTCATTTTTTTCATCATGCTTTGGTGTCCAACCTATCACATCAGTATGTGGATCTAAATATGTACCTGATGGATGAAATGCATAATGAAGGGCTATATCTGTTATCTGATTCATATTATAAAATTTTGTAGAGTTTTCTGCTATTAAAGGAGTAATGTATGAAGCAAAATATTTTAAAACTTTATTATCTATTTGATTATAATGCAAACCTTTGCCATGAGTATGATGATTATCGTATTCTGGTTCATGTTTTTTACATTCATTAAGAATAAATTCAACTTCATCTTGTGGTAAAAAGTTTTCAAATATGCCAATATTTTTTGTATCAATACCTAGTTTTGTTGTAATGTTGTCCATCTTTTTAACTGTTGGCCTGTAATATTTTTCATCTATCTTATGCAAAACTAAACTTCTTTCTTGTGATTAACCAAATATCTAGCAAGTTTTTCTTTAATAGTTCCATCTTTTCTAACACGAACAATCCATCCATCTTTTACTTGAATTGGATTATGAGCGTGTTTCTTTTTTCTATTTTTTTTTAATCTATTATTACTCATTGACTTTTTTTCTTTGATAAGATTTACCCCAAAAAAATGAGGATATCATCAATAAACCAATAACCAATGAATGCCAAAAATAAAATGTGTTCATAATAAAACTATTCTAGTTGACTTTGTATAATCTTTTCCAAAACCTTCAAATGCTGATTTTTTTGCAGGAACACAGTTTGGAACTGGTTTACCATTTGCTCCTGGCTTCATCCCACGTTGTACATAACCATCCCAACATGGTGCTTGCTTGTTTACATCTTCTGGGTTATCTGAATTCATAGGCTTACTTGTCATGTTTACTATTGTACCACAATCTTAGTGATATACTTGTTTAATGATCTATGACAAATATGTAGAGCAATTTGACAAAATAGGGTATCTGGAAGATAGGATAGTTACATTACCTAACTTTATTGATAAAGAAGACCTTAGCCTAATCAATAATTGGATGAATCAATCCAAAGTAGATGGTTCAATCGATAAATCCATTATAGATAATAAAAATGTTGTTAATATACTTTTAAATAATGAAAAAAAAATATATGATCAAATATGCAAAAACTATACCGATGTGTATAATGTTGAGTTTGAACAAAAGGCTCTCATTCCAACTCATTTAATAAAATGGAATCTTGGTTATGATAACCCATTGCCAGTACATGCTGACTGTGAAAGGCCAGATGGATCGCCAGCAATGCATGACGGATATTACAAATATAATCTAGCAGCAATATGTTATTTAAATGATAATTATGTTGGTGGAGAAATTTTTTTTCCACAATTTAATAAAACTATTAAACCAAATGCAGGAGATTTGATAATGTTTCCAGGTAGATTTAGACACGGAGTAACTGGAGTTAAGAGTGGAGATAGACACACAATGTTATCTTGGTTTAGATTTAATGTTGAAGACAATACTCTTGATGAAGATTTACCATATGCTGGTACTGCTCTTGGTGTGCTGTTTAATGATGAGACAGGCAGTTAATTAAAACCACCTGTCTCTAACTACACCTGTTTATTTTTTAGCAGGTTTTTTTGCAGACTTTGCTGCTTTTTCAACTTCTGCTACATCTGGAAGTCTTCCAAATGCTGTGTCGCTTGGATTAATTGCACGTAATGCTACTGGGGCAATTGCTGCCAATAGAGCATATGCTAGATCTTTTGGATCTGTTACGCCTGTCATGTACAATGCTAGTCCAGCACCCAGGACAGAGCGTCCGTATGATGCAAGAGCGGCCTTTAATTGTTCTTTATTCATTTTTATTTCTCCTTTTTCTTTGAGCATTTAATATGCCCAAACCTATGAGTAATTTTTCTTGGACCAAAAGTTTTTCTTGTATCCATTTTCCATTACCTTTTTAATACCGTAAGACATTCTTTTAAATTGTTTATCATTATACTCTAGTCCTTGAGAAGTCCAATCTTCTCTTTTAATAAATATCATTTGATATATTGGAGTTCCAGCAGGTATCAAACCTTCAAACCCTTTCTTTACCATAAAAGGTATTGGTCCATTAACAGACCATTTATCTGTATCTATAATACCACTCATTGTTAAGAATGGTAGATCTAATCTGTTTGCTGGATGAAAGTATAATGTGCTGTACCCCGCTGGAGTCTGAGGTTCCCACTGTGTAATCCAATGAAATTCGTTAGTATAGTAACCATCAAAATTAGGAAACACTCTTCTAGAATCAGTATCCTGTGCTCTTGTAGACAATGGTTTAATTGGACCAGCCCACTTATAGGTTACAATATCATTACCTGTGTTTGGATCAATACCAAGATTCGTTATTTCAACATCACATATTAGTTCTTGTGTATATCCTGAAGTTAATGCATCTAAGAATGGTGGACACTTTTTTGCTGTACCGTCGTCCCTGTTGCCTCTTAGAGTTGGTTGAAGAATGGGCATATCCTTAAACCATTTTGGTAAATAGTTTTTTGCAGACCGTGGTCTTGGGGTCATAAATTCTACATCTTGGCTAGATGGAATAAAGTTTACCTCTTGACTATTAGTCATGATATAAACATCTTTCTTTTTAATTGATCCATGTGTAAATCACATAAGTTTAATTCTCGTGGATAATCATTAAATATTCGTGTTGATTCTTCTTTGCATGAATATTCTTCACACACTTTAAAAGCACTCCACGCTACCTCTGTTTGATCTTTAAGCCTTATCAAGATTTACCTCCTCTGGAATTAACTTCTTTAACTCATGAAATGATTTAGATACAACCTGCATCTGATTTCTAGTATCAGTATCAAAAATAGCACCATACTTGTCATGAAACTCTATAATGGGACTTAAGTCTGTTACTACATTGCTAAGAGTGTTTTGTACATTTTCTATATATTCAAAAGCAGACTCTCTAGATTGATTAAGAAAGTTTATAAAACCTTCCTGAACGTCTGTCTTTACAGATTCTTCTTTATCCTTATCTTTTAACTTATCAAGCAAAAAAGCGTTTGTTGTAGTTGTATCTATTTGCATTTGAAATATTTTACTTAAAGCATCAGTGTACTGAAACTTTAACCACATTCCCTTTAATATAGCGACCATAGACAACGCTGTAGTAAAAATTAATAAAAGTATTAACCAACTATTTAACATCTTTAATAGCCTCTCTTGTTAACAAAACAATAGCACCATTTTGCTCTAATGCTTTTTTAACTTTAATTATATACTCAACTGCCGCTATCTTTCCATCGTGATCTAACCTAGCCAAAGATTTAGGATCTAGTTTAACAGACAAAAAGTTATCGTTATCTATAATTTGCACACCAAAGTTTTTAGGTGCAGTGATAGAACGAAAAGCCCTTTTCATGCTGTCAGTATACATCATTAGTCCTATAACATTATATCAGAGGCCACTATTTATTCATACCCATGGTTAAGGTTTGCCAAATGTTTGCCCATATTGGTTTTGTTTTATGGTTGTTAAATTCTCTAGATATTTCTCCCTGCTCAAGATAAATACCGCCCCAAACTCCCCATTCTTTTTGAGTAATTCCAACAGAGAAACACTCTTTCATGACAGGACACTCTAAGCATAGTTTATCTATGGCTGGCCTAAGCATTAAATCATTTTCATATTTTTCAAAAAAAATGTTAGTATCATATTTATAACATGATCCTTTTTCTTTCCACTCATGTTTTTTCATATTAACCTACATATTTAGTTGGCATATTCCAACCATCTCGTGATGGTGAAAATATTTTTTTAATATACCATGCTCCATTTACAAAGGCACCAGCAGTAGATAGACGTCCTTTATCTGATTGTGTCATTTCTACTACATCCCAACCATCCCAAGATAGTTTTTTATTATTTGCAACAATTGATTCCATAACTTCTAACTTATCAATTATCATTTTGCACCTAAGTCAATTGCTTTGAAACCATCTTCTCTGTCAAATAAAATCCAATCCATTGATTCTATTTGCATTTCTCTATCTATGTGTTCAAGAATAATATCTTTATCTAATTCTCCACATGTGTATAAATCAAATTGCAGCATTGCAGGATCTTTTTCATCCCAAATATGAAATGCAATATGAGATGTTTCAATCATTACTATTGCTGTTAAACCACGATTTCCTTCAGCCTCAACATAAGAAGCAAAAGGTCCTTTGATAATCTTCATCTGTATTGCATAAACCAGTCTTGTTAAAAACCCAACGCCATCTTCTGGAGTTTTTAATGGATTTTTTACTTTAGCATTAATCAGTATGTGCTTGTGTTGTAACATTGTTTTCTTTCTCTAGTAGCGGAATATTCCAACTTCAACGTTGTGAAGTTCTGCTTCTGCAACTAATGCAGAAGGTTGATCCTGTGGTGTACTTAAATAAGCAAAGTAACCAACTGAATCAAAATTTTCTTTTAGCCA